AAGTTGCTGTTGAGTCTATTCTTGAATCATTATCAAATGCTATGCTGTGCTTGTTCCATCCATCATCCATAACACCAGGTTTAAGCCACACAGGAAGATTTTCATATGCGTAACGAATACGACGAATCATTTCCATCGCACCTTTGTTTTTGTTTGACGCTATTAGAATCGTTTTATCGAAGTTGAATATTGCAAACCAAAGAATGTATATAGCAGAGGTGATGGACTTACCAGTTTGTCGAGCAGAAAGGATAACATTGTATCGATTCTCCATAAACGCACGCATCATTTCAATCTGATAATCGTATAGATGAAAAGGTATAGCACCTTTTTTTGGATGCTGAATTTTTACATAAGTTTTTGCAAAGTATACAGGATCTTCCGTACACTTTTTAAGTTCGAGTACTTGTTCGGGAGTAAATTCAGTTTCCTGATTTGCTCTTTTGATTTTGTCGTTTCGCTTCTTGCCCATAATTATTATTTAGGGGCAGAAATGAAGGAGTTACCACACTTTGATGTATACCGATGACAGATCAGAGCGACTACTTGCGTATTGAACAACCTTTTGAATAAACTCTTCTTGTTTCTTCTTTGGTGCAGCTTTGATAATTGCTAATGTTTCAACAGCTTGATATTTTGTAGCAAGACGATTAAAGTCTAATGTTTTAGCAAGGTTTGAAAAATCTTTCTTTGCTGCACTCGCAACTGCTGGATCTATCGTCTTAGCCATTGCAATGATTTTATTAAAAATCTTTTTGTAATACTTTTCTTTATCGTCTTTATTCTTTTTATCGAGCAATGGTCTTAGATCATTACGATGAGTAACTTGATCGAGGTTCATACTAGAAAGAATACGATTTACAAGTCCAAAGCCAATCTTACCACCTGCAGCATATCTGCCGGAAATTTCTCCAGCAACATTGTCTTGTGCCTTAAAAGATCGAACAACAAATTCGTTTGCCTTTTCGTTTATTAGACTAGAGAGTGGTGCTTGTTCAAACATAATTGATGCATCTTTGCTTCGGAACAATTTGTTAGTTTTAGAAACAAGCAAATCGGTGATTGAAATATTAAGAAGATCATCGATATCATTTCCAAGGTTATATATTTTTGATTGTGTACCTTTAGGAGTTTGTTTCAACGAGACACCAACGATTTTGTCTTCTTCAAACATCTTCTCTATCCAAGCATTGAGTGCCTGTAAGTTTTTGATATTGTCTGGAAGTTTGGTTCCTTTTTTAACAAGCCATATATCAGCTGGATTCCATTTATCTTTTCCTGGAAAAATTCGACCTGCTTCGTCTTTGTTAACTTCATTGAACTTTCCTTCAAGTTCTTTAACCCAACTCGATCCACGATGGATTACTTTACCACCAAGATTAATTTCACCGCGAAGTTCATTTGTAGTATTAACAAGACTCTTAACCCAATTTGGATTTGTTATAACTGCGAGTGCATCCTTCACAGAAGAATCTACATCATATTTTGCTGCAGCCTTTTTAAAATTTTCTTCAGTCAAATCTTCAGGTTTTAATTTTCTTCTAAGCATAACTGCAACAGCGATTGCCATTGCTTGTGCTGATTCTTGATGAGCAGTTGAAGTAGCAGTTGGTTTCATCGAACCAGCTCCACCACCAAAATAATCTGCCTTTGACAAATCAGTAAGTTTGTATGTGTTTCCTTCTTTGTCAGCAATGAGATCTAAATATTTGTTTCCTTGTTTAAGACCGTCGATTATATCATCTTCGTCATCCAGTTTTAGAATGTTGATAAATGCTTTTGATTTGACTTTATCAATAATAATAGATTTACCATTATTTAACTCAACAGGCTGACCTGCTTGAATACGTTTTAACAAAATATCAATACGTTGATCACCAGTCGTAGCATTTGGTTTTAACAACTCAGCATCATTCATTTTGACTTCTGCTAACAAGTCAATTTGTTTATGTAAATTAAGCTTCATCTTCATTGGTAATATCCTTTATCGGTGCATCTTCTTCACCGTTGAGCATTCTAATTAAATCATTACGATCCATAATTAAATTATTATTAACCGTATCTGGTGTTCCAACATTCTTTTTTGCTAATGCTAATTTGTCTTTATTGCTTTTCTGTCCACCTTTTTCTTTAGCAGCATTCAATGCTGTATTTAGGAAGACTGACGCAACTTCAGCATTTCTTGCTGCGTACTTTCCTTCTACTTGTTCTGTAATATCTGACTGCGCTTCAAACGCGTCCATTGCCTTGTCGTACACTTCCTGAAATTGATCTTCAATTTCAACATCTTTCTTATCATATTCTTCGTGCTTAACAAGTGCTGTTGATGTAGGTTCTTCATACTCAACAATCGTTGTTCCTTCCTCGATGTTAAAAGCCGCTTCTAATGGGTGTGTTACTTCTTTTGTTTCGCTCATTTGTATATTTCGTTCTCTGTTAAAATCCTAAAAGTTATATCGTTATCGTCACAAAACTGTTTTGCAGCCTGCCACTTTGCGATATTAATTGCGTATGTAATATCTTCATACAATTTAGTCTTTGGATTGCGCGAACGAGTTCTCCTTGTTTGTTGTGCTGGTTTAACTTCAATTATTTCTTTTTTCGCGTTACCATCTTTATCAAGGTATTCAACAAAAAAATCAGGAAAGTAACGATGCACCCGACCCGTAGTTGGTTTAACGTACGGAATTGGAAACGGTTCCGATGCCCAACGATGTATGCTGGGGTTGTTATCAAGGAACTGCATAAACGTTAATTCCCACGACGAACGATAAATTATTTTATTTAAGTCGCCAGTGTATTTATCAGTATTTTTCGGCTGGTAGTACCCTTGTTTGAAATTTCTCGCCATAGCTTATTAAAAATCAAAGAAATCTCGTTGAGACAGAAGTTCTGTGTTAGTACTTTCAGTCGCATCATTACCAAACGGAATAGAGTCACTAGGCGGTTTCTCATTCTTAGGATTGATGTAATGTAACGGATAATTACCGCCACGAGTAAGATGTTCGATGTTTGTTTCTGGATTAAGTCCAACGTTTGTAGATTGATTAGCTTCAATGTATAATGCATCATATGATAACTGTAATGCTATTTCGTTTCCTTCACCAGAATCAGCCATATTTAACTCATCGAGTTGCAGCTCCATAATCTTGGGTGAGAGGAATCTGTATACGTTTAACAGGTGTCCATTACCAAATACATGATACAGTGTTACTTCTTTAAGTACAGTTTTCTCGTTGTCTAAGAGTGGACCTACAGATGCTGAATATGGATGAGTAGGAACACCAAGTGCTGCTCCTTGATTTAGTTGTTCAAAAGCCAATCCTGAAGTCTCAAGTAATGTTTGTTGATCACGTGACATATTAGATACTGGAACCATTGCACGAAGATAAGAGTTATAGAATTGCATTACTTCATTCGATTGATCATCATAGAATCTCATATTTATTGGATTATACGTAGATCTCTTGATTGCTTTTGTTTTGAAGTTATACAGATTAACTTCTTCATAATCAAATGCAACGGTCGGACGATCGCTTTGTTTTACCACAAAAGTAAACGTTTTAAGTCTTTCGCCTAACTGTTCATATGCAGGGCTGAAGTTGAACTGCACAATGAACATAAATTTATTTTTAGGAGGACGAGCTATCAAATCCATCGCATACGGAGATGCTTGACAATAAATGCTATCTGGTTGTGATACGCCTGACGTTGGTGTGAAGATTTTATCAGCAAACGTCTTTAAGTTTAATAAATCTGCGGCTGCTTGTGGAAGATCAGTAATGTCATTGTAATTACCAGCTTCAACCTGTTCCCAAACCTGTTCCGCTGCGCCAACACCTCTGTTGACAACATCCGGACTTAATGAAGCATTTTGTCTAATGGCACGAGGATTTATTGCAACTTCAGTTAAAACAAAATCACCACCGAGTTCTGTTGAACTTCCTTCGGGTAACGGACTTGCGCCGCCGAGACCGATGACATCAGATACTCCTGTCAACGCACGAAGTCCTTCACTTACATCACCCAATCCTTCAAGTCCACCAACAAGTCTTGCTGTGTCATTGAAAATGTTCGCTTCTGTTGTTTTCTTAATATGTGAAGCTCTGTCTTTAGAACAATTCGCTACTAAAAATCTTCTGGGATCTAATGCCACTGTTATAAACTCCTATTGTCGTTTCAGTGTATTTATGAGTAGTAAACTTAAAAAACACACACGCAATAAAAAAGAGGAATAAAAATTCCTCTTTTTAAATTTTACGTCCATGTCGCCATATGTCCTTATCTGGCGTTACTTCCGTGTACTCCCTGTTATTTAGCTCTGAGTTGTACCAGCACCGCCAGTAGCTACACCCTCTCCTCTAGAATATCCACCGATATCCTGACGGGCGTGGTCATAACGAATTGCCATAGTGATTTGAACTGCTTCACTTGCTGAGTAATCCAAATCAGTATAATCGACGTTCTGTAACCAGCAACCTTCAAGTGTCCACTTTTCAACTGGTTGGTCATTACCATCAAGAAGATCAAGATAAGATACAAATTTGTATGCTGCACCTTCACCTGCTGATGCTAACCATTGTCCTTCTGCTCCGATCAACCACTGTTGTGCTTGAAGTTGTTCGTTAACTACCTGAGAAGCCGTACCTGTAATGTCATCTTCAATTGTTAGTGTGACAGGTTCGAATGTATGCTTACCTGCTACCCATGCTCTTGAATTATAACGATCAAGTTGAATTTCTTCAAAGTTAAGCGTTGGACGGGTCATTGTAATTGCTTGCATTGAAAGCGGTTGTGAATCTACACCACCACCTAAGTTCGCAAATGTTACTCGCCATTTATTCTTTAGCTTTGGTTGAAGAATACCTGAACCAACGCCTGGGATTCCAATGTCATTAATTGTCGCCATGTCTATATTTCCCTTTTCCTGTTTTAACTATTTATATCCAAATGTATGGAATTCTATTAAATCTCTGCACCTGTTGCAACCACGCGGATCGGTATGTAGATGAATTCCGCTGCCTTGACAGGCTTGAGAGCTACATCAATATACATTTCGTTTCGATCAATACGATCAGGTGTGTTGTTACTTTCGTCACAAACTGTTGCAAAGTCATAAAGTCCTCGTTTAATAACGATGTCACCTAAGAATCCATCAACAGCTGATTTAAGATTATCTCTTGTAAGCTGATCATTTGGTTCGAATACAAATGCCAAAGTATTCTTACGCAATTGACGTCTGATGTACATAATAAGACGTGAAACGCTTACACGGTCAAGAGCACTTGCTGCTGGTGCAGAAGTCTTCTGTCCCCAAACCAACAATCCTCTTCCTGGGAAGAATACAAGTGGGTTGAGGTTAGTGAAGTATTTGTACATGTCATCACGTTGTCCAAGGTTTGCGTGCAATGGAACGATTGTTGTTGCAGATCCAAGATCACCAGTTACGTAACCAATTTCAGTTACACCTGTAATCAATCCGCGACGTGTTCCAGCAGGAGCGAACCACAATTGGCTAACTTCATCACTGTATGCGTATGTGCGAAGAGCTGTACCACTTGCTCCAACAAAGACGTTTACTCCGTCAAGGTTTGAAGCTTCACAATGTGGGTAGTAGTAAGCAATATCTGTTGAACTTTGACGTCCAGTTGTTCCTGCCCATGCAACCACTTCTTGTGGATCCATGTTCATTGGTGTTTCACCAATAACAAGGGCTTCGTTACTGATGAACGCTGAAAGAGCTAACATTTCGTCAGCCAATTCGTGATAACCAGGGCAAAGGATCAAGTTGTATTCAAAGTTTTCAGAACGAACTTCTGTGTTGCTATTGACTGTTGCTTGAAGAGCTGTTACGATAGTTGCTCTACGTGCTGAGTCGTTTGCACCAAGACTTGTTCCGTTCTTAAATTCTACTGTAAATTTGAAATCATCAGCCGCGCCATTAAGAGTTGCTTCTGCTTCTGCAGGTGTCCACTCATCAGATACTGTTCCACCGCTTGTCCAGTTATTTGCAATTCCTTCAAGACCAGAATATGTTCCAGTAGATGGTTGTGAATATCCGTTAGCATAAACAAGTAATGCTGAGTCAGGAGAGACGCCATCAACAGGATCTGCAAAACTATCAAAATCAGTTAATGTTGCGAACAATGGAATCGTTGCTCCGTCTGTAATACTGATTGTAGAAGTCGCACCAGTTGTGCTGCTTGTGATAACGATATCGTACAACGCAGGTGAACCGCCTTGTGATACTAATGCAGATGTTGCGCCAGTAAGATTGATATCAAGTTGTGTAATTACGTCAGCGTATGTTTGTGCTGTGCTACCTACGATACTTACAACGTTAGCAGTACCATCAACAAGAATTGTTGCTGTGTATGCTGTTGCATCATTCGCAAGTCCAGATGCGACAGCAGAGTAAATTGCTGCGTCAACACCTTCAGTGTTTGTAGTAATTACGAAACCAGTTGCTTCGGATGGAGAAGCTCCACCGTCAACTGCATTCGTAGCATCACCAGCTACGTCATTAGTAATTGTTACAGTGTTTGTAATATTTGTCGCTGTGAATACTGCTGATGGTGAACCACCAAGAGCGTTAATTGCTGCTCTAGTTTTATTAGCAATTACTGTTGCTGAATCATCTAAATCATATGTTACTGGAATGCCAGTGTATCCAGCAAGGCCAGGATCAACTGTTGCTGGTGAACCACCATTAAGATTATACCAAACGTAGTAATCAGTAGTTGTTGAATGAAGAGTAAAGTAATTACCTTCATGACGATTTGCGTTGTTGTCACCATTTGTAACAACCTGAGTTACTTGTGCAACTTCATCTTGGTCACTAAGTGACATGTTAACTGTTTGCTCACCAGCTGTTGCTGAAGAAGGATCACCGGCATCATCAAAGAAGTCCTCTCTGAGAGGACTAAAAGTACTAAGATCCCAAATATCAGAAGTTGCTGATTCGGATAATGAAATAAATTCACTGGTTGTGATAGTTGTCTTATATCCAGAATCTGCTGGAATCAATCCGTTTGCATCGTTGTATTCGTTTATAAAGTTTTGTGCGAGAATTTCAAGTGTAATTCCGCTAGTTGTCATCTTGGAGTCCCAAGAATCACGAACGGCGTCAATATCGTCGTTTGTGTTAACGTTTGCGCGAACTACGAAAGCTCTGTTACCTATTCCTAAGAATTGGTTTAGTCCAAAAAGACCATATTCGTTACGAGAATCACCATGAAGTTGCTGACCACTTGCATCTTCGAGAAATAATGGAACTCCATACAACTCGAGACTTTGTGTCAGAGATGTTACAGTTCGAACAACATCGTTCTCATAAGTACCAGCCGCCGGTGAAAGTCCATCAGATTGAACCTTTTCAGCAGCAGTAGCAATAAAAATTAACGGTACAGTGGATGCGGCTGCTGGAATGAAAAAACTTTCATCCGTTACCGTTACACTTACGCCTGTCTCTTATACACATCTGACGCTGCCGACGATATGCAGTGTGTAGATCTCGGTGGTCGCCGTATCAT